TGTAATAGGAAGGATTAGAAATGGCAGTAGGTAGAAAAAAGGGATGCGAGAAGACAGGTGGAAGGAAGCCTGGAAGTGAAAACAAAGCCACTAAGGAGCTGAAAGAGTTCATCGTTCAGTTATGCCAAGACAATAAGGAGGATGTGTCAGAAGCGTTCCAGAACCTTGAAGATAAAGACAAAGTCAAGTACTACATGGACATGATGCAGTTTGTAGTTCCAAAGGTACAAGCTATCCAGTTAGATATGAAAGATGCCGAGAGGGCTTTCTTCGTTACCAAACCATTACATGATCTAGATGTTCCAATCGACAACAGCAGCGGTCAAGATACGGGAGCTGACGGCTCGTAAGAGGATCGTTCAGGGTGGTACTTCCGCTGGTAAGACAATCGCTATCATAGCATGGTTGGTTAGTCGGGCGGTAGAGGTACCCAAGCTAGAGATTTCAATCATCTCTGAGACTATCCCACACCTTAGACGGGGAGCATTGAAAGATTTTCTCAAGCTAATGCAAGGCGATGAGAACTTCCACGAAACCAACTACAACAAATCACATCTTACATATACATTCGAGAACGGATCATACATTGAGTTCTTTTCAGCAGACCAGGAGATGAGGCTAACGGGAGCGAGAAGGGACATTTTATATATCAATGAAGCTAACAACGTAAGCTGGGAAGCCTATCATCAGTTGGCTATCCGTACAAAGGGAATCATCTGGATAGACTACAACCCCACGTGTGAGTTCTGGGTACATACGGAGCTGCTGAAGGACTCCGATGCTGAGATGTTAGTGCTAACATACCTCGACAATGAAACGCTCGCAGAGAGCATCAAAAAGGATATAGAACAAGCAAGGGAGAAAGCAAAGGACTCAAGCTATTGGGCGAACTGGTGGATGGTTTACGGATTAGGGATGGTCGGTAAGATCGAAGGACTGATCTACACAGACTGGCACCAGATCAACGATGCAGAGTTTCCCTTCAATGATACTCAGTTCTTTGCAATAGACTGGGGTTTCTCTAATTCTCCTACCGTGATGATAAGGATCGTATTCAAGAAGGATTGTGTCTATGTCCATCAGGAAATCTACCAGACAGGATTGAGTAACGCTGTACTGATTAACATGATAAAGAGTTTAGGAGTTAGAAGGGAATTGATAATAGCTGATAGCGAAAACCCAAAGGATATATCTGAACTGGCAGACAACGGTCTGAATGTAAAAGGCTCAATCAAGTTTCCAGGATATGTAAATAAAGCCATTGAGAACCTACAAGCGAAGAAGATATATGTAACCAAGTCAAGTACAAACCTGATAAAGGAACTGAGAAGCTATACCTGGATGTACGATAAAAAGAAAAACGAATACATCAACACCCCTGTAAAGGAACACGATCACGCTTTAGATGCGATGAAAGACGCTTGTTACATACTAGGACATTCGATACGAAAGATTAAACAACACAACTGATGAAAGGATACACCACTAAGGACTGCTATCTCGTAAAGGAAACCAGATACATCTACATAGTTATCCTCAAGACAACCAAAGAGAAGCTGTACTTATTGAAGCGACATTGCATCCTTGAAGATGGCGAGTCAGATCAAAGAGTAATCCACATTAAGACCAAAGTTTGGAATAACCTAATCAAGACATGAACACAACTAAAAGGATACAGTTATACGAAGGTGATGGACTAGAAATCCTCCCCGAATCAAAAGAGTTTACATTTCAATGTTGCAAGTGTGGCATTGTTCATCGGATAGATATTGAGCATACAGAGAACACTAAGATATTAAGGTTTTATGATGATAATAAAGAAAGGAAAAACCATGAAAAAGAAGGATATGAAAGTAGTTTGGAAAAGAGAAGAAGATTCGTTATATAGGTATGACAACATTGCATGGTATGGTAAATACCGTATTGGCTTTATTCAGAACCGTTCAGGTGGATTCGGCTGGTTCGCATTAGGCATGGAGTTCTATGAAGACACGGATACTATTGAGAACGCAAGGAAGAATATAGAGGAGTACTTCCATGAATTTAGAGTGTATATAGCAAAAGGAGATACCAAATGAAAAAGAAAGACCTGTTTTTAGTTAGCATCGCAGTCTTATTCTCACCTATGATCTTCACCGTGCTATTCTCGTGGTGGATCGGACTATGTGTATTTACATTACTAGGATACTTGCTGAAACCTTTGAAAGACATGAGGGGATGACCTCTGTCAAATAAAAGCCGTAAGCAGGGGCAGGGGTAACTCCCTGCTTTTTTGTTTCTATGTAGGAACAAAACACCGCATTTTGTTTCTATCTGTAAACATTAGCCTTTATTTTCAGGATTAAAATGTAAACACAGGACTGCTCTAAAATCCCACAACCCTTTCATACTTAATAGAATATAAAATAACACTTTACAAGCAAGGCGATTTAGGTTATATTGTATCAAACCTTAAACATATTTGATATGAGCTTAACTTGCACTTGCCCCACAGCGACATCTATTAGCAACATTACCGCTATCACTTGTCCAGAGAATGTCGGTCAGATCCAGAAGATGGTATTTGCCCGAAGCATTGACATAGCAGACGTTGCCACTGCCATCCTGGCTTTAACGTGGACTAACTTGTTTGCTGCTGCCGATGACACTCACGCTGTACCTACCCCGTTGATTGATAATCCAGTAATTGAATTTGGAGCTATCATCACAGTAGGATCAGGAAACGAAGTTAGAAACGGCATCCCGAAGGTAGTTGGATCAGAGCCAACTAAGTTCTCCTTTACCTTACGTACATTCCCAGTAGCTACGATAAGGAGTATGAAAGAACTGATGTGTGAGCCTGACCTTGAGGTTATCTTTGTAAATGAAGATGGCTACTTGATTCACACGGTAGACGCTGCAACAGGGATACTTGTTGAAGGATTCCCAGTTAGTGAGTACTGGATCTCTGATAAGAAGATTGGCGGATTCAACGCACTTGACGAACACATGATGGAGTTCTCAATGCCTGAGAATTGGAGCGACTATCTTACTATCACAGACCCGACTGCAAACTTCAACCCTTTAACCGATTGGTAATGGCTAAGAAGAAAATTCTGATGAGGGGTTCTGTTAGTGGTACAGAGCAGACAGTAGATTTGCAATATGCCCAGAGAATCCTTCAATGGCAAGAGAGCCACCCGAAGAATGAGGTTTGGGAACTCGTTGGAGATGAATACATATTTGATACTGGGACAAATGAACTTAAACGATCAACAAATAAGCGATCTACTTCAGAACCCACAACATAAGAGGGAGCTAGAAGCATCAGAGCTACACCATAGGAGGCTGTCGTTTCATTCAGATGTTATACTGAAGAAGCTTCATGCCTCTCGGTATGTAGATACGTTCTTTATGTGGATCTCAGAGTTACTGCCAGAAGATAAGAAGAACCGTGTAGAGTCAATGATGAGCTATCCATTAGCAACTAACGAGCTTACGAAGGATATATTCATGGCTCTTGAAAGGGTTTGGTACGCTAAGGACTACGTTGAAAAGTATGTGTTTGCTTCGGATGAGTACGAGAGTGATTTCACCTTGTATCTAAAGAGCTTAAACACCAAACACCTGTGGCAAGTGGAATCCTGGTCAGCTTTAAAGACCTCTATTGATTCGGTTGTTGTGGTAGACCTTCCAGAGATTCAGCTAACAGACAGACCAGAGCCGTACTTCTACTTCATCCAGCCTAGTGAGATCATTGATCTGAAGGTTGACGAGGTGAACAACATGGAGTACATTATCTTCAAGCATAAGGACTCTGAAGGTAATATAGTCTTGTTGGTTTATGACTCGATCTCCATGCGTAAGTATGAATATGAAGATAGAAAGAAGGGTGCTTTGTTGGCAGACGTTCAACATGGATTAGGCTACTGCCCCGCTAGAATGTTCTGGTCAGACAAGCTACAGGATGGAAACTACATAAACAAGCGTAGCCCTATCACGGACTCGTTAGGAGATTTAGACTGGCTGCTGTTCTTTAAGACAAGCAAGAAGCTCTTAGATATGCACGCTGCCTATCCTATCTACATTACTTATGAGATAGAGCAAGACAATGAGAGTGAAGATAAGCCCACGTGGTGGGAAGGGCAAGAGAAAGCAACAACACACAAGGGTAAAGGTTTAATGGGTGCTGGATCGTTTATGACAGTACCGCCTCCGCTAACGGGTCAGGC